TAAATGCCTGTAAAACCATTTTTCAATTTCTATAAGAATAAACCGGAACAAAATCTGGTTGATAACCTTATTGATGAAGCAATCAATATGTTTGGATTTAATGCGTATTATATTCCAAATACAAACAGACAAGCCCAAGATTTCTTATATGGAGATGACCCATTAAAGAAATTTGATGAATATTATGTAGTATCAACATATTTGAGTAATTCTGTTGATCCAGGAATGAGTAATGAATTTTTTTCTAAATTCGGATTGGAAATTAAAAATTCAGTAAGAGTACAAATTTCAAGAAAAGAATTTAAAAGACAAATACCTCTAGAAACCCTAAAGAGACCAAAAGAAGGTGACTTATTCTATATTCCGTTTCTTTCCGGAACTGGCGAACTTTACGAAATTAAATTCGTAAACGATTCCACTGATTTCTTTACTTTGGGAAGATCAGAACCTTACTATTGGGAACTAGAATTAGAACTATTCAAATATTCACACGAAGAAATTAATACTGGTGTTGAAGAAATTGATTTCCCGAATAAAGTAGATGCTTATAGTATTGAGTATACGTTGGGTGCTGGTTCCGGTAATTATGAATTGAGTGAATTCGTGTATCAAGGAACTTCAATTAGCAACCCTGATGCAATAGGAAAAGTGCAAGATTGGGATGCTCCTAATAAAATCGTAAAATTATCAAATATATCTGGAGTATTTTCCAATTCTTCACCGATTATTGGACAATCAAGTAACACATCTTATTATATTTCAACCTACGATCCAATGGATTATCCTAAAATAGAAAATGCCTGGGATAATAAATTCGTTCAAGATGAAACCGATGATTTTATTGATACCTCTGAATCAAATCCGTTCGGGATGTTATAATGACAACACTCTCTCATTATCATAAATCTATTAGAAAATTAACAACTGCTTTTGCTAGTTTGTTTAATAATGTGGTTCTAATTAGATATAATACAGACGGTTCAGAAAATCAAAGAATGATTGTCCCAATAGAATTTGGGGACAAAGAAAAATATACAAAAAGATTGGAAGGTGATCCTGAATTATATAAAAAGATTCAAATCCTTTTACCAAGAATGTCTTATGAATTGACTGGATTTAAATATGATTCATCCAGAAAATTAAATACGAATAATAGAAATTTTGCTCCTGGATTATCGGCTGATTCTACATTAGCACAATATAATCCAGTTCCTTACGATTTTGGATTTTCTCTAACGATATATACCAGAAATATTGAAGACGGAAATCAAATACTTGAGCAAATTCTACCATACTTTACTCCGGACTACTCGTTAAAGTTAAATTTAGTTCCTGAAATGGGTATATCTAAAACTGTTCCTATTGTTTTAGAATCAGTTCAACCTATGATTGATTCTGATGGAATGTTTAATTCGGAAGTAAGAACTGTAATGTGGACCTTAACGTTTAATGTTAAAGGGTTTATATTTGGTGCTGTTAGAGATGTTCCTATTATAAAAGAAGCGAATACAAACATAATCTCGGCAAGTATTTCGTCAAAAGGAGACTCAACTTTTGATGGCGTTTGTTGTTCTGGTAATTTCTCTATAGCATTTAATACGTTAAATGATGCGTGTAAAGGGTTTATAGAAGGAGAAATTGTATATCAAGGATTAAATCTTGAAAACAGTTATGCATCAGCAAAAGTTTATGATTGGGATGCTAATAATAATGTACTTATGCTTAATGAAGTTTGCGGATCATTTAAACTAAACCAACCAATTGCAGGCGTTGATAGTCTTGCAACCAGAATACCATTATCGGTTAATTCTCAACCAACTCCAGCAGTAACAATAACTGCTTCTGTTAACCCATCAACAGCAAATGCTGCAAATTGTTGGACTGCAAATGTTACAACAACAGAATGGGGTAATACTAGATAATTAAATTATTATGTCAAAATTTGATAAAAATATGGAGGAATTTTTCGATGTTCCTTCAGCAGAAAACACCCTTCCAGCTGTCCAAAATTCTAAAGAAGTAATACCCCACGAAACTTTAGATGTTGACTTCAAAAAAGATTACGAAATTGCCAGGGAAAACTTTCACGAATTAATTGAGAAAGGTAAAGATGCTGTTGATGATATTTTAGCGATTGCTAGAGAATCAGAAAAAGGTCGAGATTTTGAGGTGGCTGCAACTTTACTAAAAAATGTATTAGATGCTAATGAGCAAATGATAAACCTCCACAAGAAGATTCGAGAAATCACAAATTACAAGCAAGAATCTTCTGACAAAACCACTATCAATAATGCTCTATTTGTCGGTTCTACAACTGAACTGAGTAAATTGGTTAAAGAATTAAACCAAAAAGATATAAAAGATGTGAATTGACTATAAATAATATAGGTCGCGGGATTGCCGTCCCCACCTATTCTAAACCCAACTTTTAACACGGAGATTCAGCTATGAATATTTATACATTTATCACAGAAGAAGAGCCAGCGATCGTTCCAAAAAAATATAATTTTTGCGAAACACATAATTTTTATCACGATTCTTCGATTTGCCTTTGTTGCGCAATAGAAGATACCCAACTAAAATATACCGAAGAAAATCAATATTATTGGATTGAATGTAAATTTTGCGGATACAGAGGAAAAGATCTTTCTTCTCATCTAAGGTATTTCCATAATATCACTCCTAAAGATTATAAACGAATAAAAAACGTTACTGTTATAAAATGTCAATATCTTTGTGATAAAGTCAGCGGAGAAAATAATCCTGGATATAATCACGGAGGTAAATTTTCTCCATTTTCAGAAAACTTTATATACGCGGAACAAACAGATAGAGAAGAATTATTTAATAGAGCTTCTCAATCTAGAAAAGATAACGACAACGAAACTACCAGAATAGAATATTGGTTAAAACAAACTAATGGAGATTTACTAAAAGCAAAGATATTATTGAAAGAAAGACAATCTACATTTACTTTAGAAAAATGTACTGAGAAATACGGAAAAGAAGAAGGTCATAAAAAATGGGTTAACCGACAAGATAAATGGCAAAATTCTTTAAATTCTAAACCCGAAGAAGAAATTCAGAATATAAACAAAAAGAAATCGACAAAAATAAATTTTGAGAGTTTGTGGAGACAAGAATTAGATTCTGATGGTAAATTTTATGTAATTAAATTGGGAGAAAATGTTAATAAAATAGGAATAACTTCAAAAGAAATTTATGAAAGATATAATGTTTCGGTTTTGAATAGAGAGTATTATATTTTTGAGTCCACTATTAACCACGCTTTTCAAATAGAACAAATAACAAAAAATAAATTATTTAACTATATAATTAATAAAGAAGACCAAATCGAAGATTTTGGTTGGACAGAAACGTTTACAGGAATTTCTTTTGAAGAAATACTTAATATAGTAGAACCGCTTAAAGATGAAAATACAAGCAAAAAACTTTTTAATAATTTAAGAAAAAAACACAAAGAAAAAAGATTATATGGATAGTAGTAGTCTGGATCAATCATACAGATCCAATCCTTTATTAAAAAAGTGTGGCGTGGCACACAATTTTTCCCAAGAACAGATTGAAGAATATCTAAAGTGCAGAGAAGATCCTGTATATTTCACAGAAAATTATTTTAAAATAGTAAACCTCGATAAAGGTTTGATTAATATACAGTTGTACGATTATCAAAAAGAAATATTAAGCTTATACCACGAAAACAAATTTTGTATACTAAAGCTCCCGAGACAATCGGCCAAAACGACAACAACTGTAGCATACGTTCTTTGGGCTTCTCTATTTAATGATAATTATGTTATTGCTATTTTGGCCAATAAGGGTTCTCTTGCAAGAGAAATTCTTGATAGATACCAATTAGCATACGAACAACTCCCAATGTGGTTACAACAAGGAGTAGTTGTATTTAATAAAGGTTCAGTTGAATTAGAAAATGGATCAAAAATATTAGCTGCTTCAACTTCTTCATCAGCAATCAGAGGATATTCGATAAATCTAATTTTTATGGACGAGGTGGCGCATATTCATAATAATTTGGCTGAGGATTTTTTTACTTCAGTATTCCCAACCATTTCATCAGGAAAAAATACAAAATTAATAATGGCGTCAACCCCAAGAGGTATGAACTTATTTTATAAATTTTGGACAGATGCTAAAGCTGAAAGAAACGGATTTATACCATACGAAGTACATTGGTCACAAGTTCCTGGGAGAGATCAGGCTTGGTATGAAGAAACCATTAAAGCGGTTGGTGCTCAAAAATTTGCTCAAGAATATAATTGCGATTTCCTAGGTTCCACCAACACTCTAATTTCTGGAGAAAAACTAGCAACCCTAACATACAAAGAACCTCTTGCTAAAATGGCAGATGTTGTTATTTACGAAAAACCAGTTAAGATTGAATTTGATGACGAATCTGGTGATCAAATATCAGCTGATCATATGTATGCTATAGTTGTTGACGTTTCAGAAGGAAAGAATTTAGATTATTCTGCATTCAGCGTATTTGATGTATCAGGAATACCATATAAACAAGTTGCTGTATATAGGAATAATACTTTAGCGCCAATGCTATTTCCAAACATTATTAAAACTTGTGCTGAATACTATAATGATGCTCACGTTTTGATTGAAATAAATAACAGTCCACAAGTAGCGGAAATATTATTGGAAGATTTAGAATACGAGAACGTTTTCAAAGTTAAATCTGGTAACAAGAAAGCTCAAACAATAACTTTAGGAGCCGGAAGAGGAATTTCTTATGGTCTTAAAACAAGCCCATTAACAAAAAGAATTGGATGTTCAACACTAAAAACTTTGATTGAAAATGATAAATTAATAATTAATGATTTTGAAACTGTATCAGAATTAACCACATTTGTTAATAACGGAAGAAGTTTTGCAGCTGAAGAAGGCTGTAATGATGATCTTGCAATGACTTTAGTTAATTTTGGATGGTTGGTTACACAAAAATTATTTAAAGAATTGGTTGATAATGATATTAGAAAACAACTACAATTAGAACATTTTGAATATATAGACGAAGACCAATTACCTCTTGGTGAAAATTATTCCGGGAGCGAAATTCCTTTTTATGTGGACGATAATGATATATGGGTAGACGCTAGTTCTTCTTCTAATTTTAGAAACCCTTATGGGGGATTGTTCTAAATTTTTGAATATTTAATTTCGTCAAAACTCATTTTTTACTAAATATTGATATAATTTAGTAATTTATCAATAAGGAGATAAAAATATGAGCTTTTTAAATCAATTAAGTCC